TTCCGATCTAAATAAGCCCCCCAAATCCTTCATTACCCCTTCATATGTTATTTTGGTGTAGGTAGGTCATTATAGTCGTATCTATAGGCATTAACGTCTAATATATAATCGTTCCGTTAATGAACTGACTGACTGGAGGTTTTGAATGAATACGGAAATTATCAACCAGGTATTGGATGCACGCCCAGTCTACCCTGCGCCGAAGTCGTGGGGCCTCACCCTCTCCATGGATGATGGCACTTACTACTGCAACGCCACCGTCAAGGAAAACGGTTTCATTTGCTACAAGCTTACTTATAAGCTGCACTATGGACGTAAGTTTACTATCAGTGAGTGGGACGAGTACCTGCAGAATGTCGTTATTAGCTGCTGCATCGATGCAGCTATCATCGAGACCGGTGTAGATGACGTGAACGTTCTAGATTCAGGTTATATAGATTTCGGCAGCTACACGGCTACTATCGTTTCTCACGCTCAACGTTAGCGCCTGCCTCGCTAGCACACCTGCCAAGGTGTGCTAGTAGGTGTGCACTTGCACATCAATTCTAGTTAGGAGGTTTTACTATGCTCTATGGAACTATGACCAGGACGTTTAAGCGCTACACCGTCCGTATCGCCGTTCTTGGCGATGACTTTGCAGCCAAGGTTCTATACGAGGGTACAGTAGACGCCACCAGCATGACCAAGGCGGACGCTCGAAACCTGGCACGTAGTGCAGGTGTTGAAGTCCCACGCGGTGCAGTTGTTTCTATCGTTGAGATAGGCCAGGTTGCCTACGAGTGGAACCTGGCAGACATTGCACCACTGGCCCATATGGTCGACTAGTTACCACGCTAGCACACCTTCAAGGCGTGCTAGTTGGTAGCCACTTGGCTATCAGTCTTTTTTGGTTTGGAGGTTTTGAATGAAAACGACTCAAAGAGACATAAGGCAGTGCGCGTGCGATATCGACGTGACTGGGTGGAGCGCTGAGGACTTGTATAACCTGCTTGATGATGATGGGGTTTTGCGGACCGTTGCAACGTCATGTGGCATTTACGGAGTTAACGGTGTGGTCGTGCAGTTGTTGTCAGGAAAAATTGTTAAGAGTGTGGGACGCACTAACGCAACTCTTATTCTGGTTTAGGAAGGTAACCATGAAGCACATTGACCGCGACACGTCGCCCTATGAGGTTATGCCTGGTGGCACCCAGTGGGTTCTGAGGGGTAACGGCCACGTCTACGGTGCGACTAAAGAAGGCCGTTTGCGTGTATATCTACGCAGTTACAATACTGACGTGGCTTTTTACGTTCCTGATGACTTCTTACTCTTCATTGACTCCAGGGCCTTCAACTACTCGGTTACCACTTCAAGGCATGTAATGGATTTCGTCCGATGGGTTAGCAGGACTAACGGCGTTCAGGTCTTGAACTTTGTTACGAGTGACCATAAACGCCTTGAAACCGTCAAAATGGTTTGCAACATATACGATGAATAGAATATAGACCGTCCACCATTTGGGCCTTATCTGATATCAGATAAGGCCCTTATTTTTACCAGTCTTTGGAGGTATTTAACATGCGCCGTATCCGCCCTATGAAGTACCCTAAGAGGCCTTGTAGGCCGTCATATCCTCGCGTTAATGAGAAGCCAGTACACATACCCCGTATGCCACGGACAGGCCGTTTAATGCGGATATAGGGCCTTGTAGCCTTATCCGCTTGAACCCTGACAACTGCATGAGGCATCATCGCCTATAGGGTTGAATTGAACCTTCAACCTCGACTTGAGCGTCAAGGTTAAATATGAACAACCGCTCATATGAACAACCGCTCATATGAACAACCGCTCATATGAACATATGTACATATGTGCATACGTGCACACGCGCGTTACGATTTCAATTTTTTATTTATTATTTTTTTAAATTTAACTCCAGGTCTGAAATCTCGAATCGTGAAAAATCGGTGGGGTGGGTCGATTTTTCGCGGTTTTGGATTTTCCCCAACGCATATCTCGTTAATATAATAACACACTACTTCTACCAAGGAGGTAAGCGATGTACAAATACATTCCATATGAGTCACTTGTTTACTATGCCCATCAAGAGCATAAGTTTGTAAACCGGTTCCGTAAAGACGCCAAGCGAAAGCGTCGAAAGGTGTTCAATTCCCGCCTCGTGGACGATATCGAGCGTCACTCTTCAACAGAGCCAGGCGAGCATGGTTTCGGTTCAGCAGTGCACCTGCGCACGGTGAACCTCGGCAACGGCCGGTACTTCGACCCCATCAAGGAAGTCATGGTGACGCCTGAAATCGTGCGTTTCAGCGACAAATGCGCGTTCGATGTAAACGGCAAGCGATACCTTAAGTCTTGCATCATAGCTTTCACGGACACGCTTGACGAGGAGGTCGACGTCTATGAGCACACGGGCACACAAGTGTCGTAAGGCGAGGGTCGAGAAGAAGCTCGCCAAAAAGGCCAAGGAGCCTGTCAAGCCGACACGCCTTGAGCATGCCAGCGAGCCTAAAAGCTCGATATCCCTGAAGAACGTCGTGAGGGAGACTGGCCTGGAAAGGCTCAAGCAGTCGTTGGCTGCAAGCGAGAACAGTCCGGATGCGAAGCGCAAGTCGAGCGAGAGGCGCAAGGCCGCCTTGCTTTCGGGAGAGCAGTCGCGCCAGATGCGCAACCAGCAGAGCGCCATCAACAAGGACATAAAGTCGACCGAGAAGGCCATGAAAGGCACAAAGGACTCAGGAGAACGCGCCAACCTGGAGCATCGCCTGAAACAGCTCAAGGACTTGAAGGGCACAATGGCAGCGTCTTTCAAAGGGGATTACGGGAAGGTCTACAACCCGGCAGACGTCCGCATAGACGCCATGAACGAGTACATGACCAAGTTCAAGGGAGCGGCACACCTCAACGAGCAGAGGGTCTACCGTGTGAGAATCGACAGCGATTACAGTGCGAACTTCATGAGGCGCTTCGAGCGCCGCTGGAGAGACGCGGTGAACGAGGCCACCGACGAGTCGGCATACGCGAACACAGTGCAGTACCAAGACCTTTACGATGACTACATCAGGGCCATACGCTCTTTCGACAGCGACGAGGCCAAGCGCGTGGTGTCGAAGATGGAAAGCGGCAAGAAGCGGTACTACGCTTCTCATCCAAAGCTCAACCAGGGTAGAAAGGCAAAGTAGCGATGAAGAGGCCTAAGGAAATACGCCTATGCACGTTCGACACAGAGGGCACTTCCTTGGTCACTCCAGAATGCTCGTATGCGTGCCTCTACTATTGGGATTACCTGCATACAGACACACTAGACGTCGACACATCCAACGTCTCTGAAATATGCTGGCACGTCAACGGAAGGGACTGCGGCTCGCTGTACAGGGAGACGCTCTCCATGTGCGGCGATGCCGTGACTGGTGGGTTCCGTTACCTAGTCGCGGTGCACAACCTCAGTTACGACATATGCTACTTTCGCCACCTGCTCAAAAATTTGGACAACTACGAGTACAAAGTGTCGGTGAGCGCCAAGTCCTCGACCCGTTTCCTTACCGTGGACATTTCATACCACGACACTCTCGTCTTCACGTTTTTCGACACTCTCGCCCTGTTCGGCTGCTCGCTGCGCACTTTGGGTGACAACCTCGGCTTCGAGAAGCTGCATATCGACTATTACGAGATGAACAGCCCTGACACGGAGTTGAGTGAGGCGAACATAGCCTACAACAACCGAGACACTGAGATACTGATGTGCGCCGTGTGCGAGTCGCTGCTCAAGAGGCCCCACGTGTCAATCGAGGACATAGGCTCGTCCATCCTCACGCGCACCTCGATAATCCGCAAGGGAGACCGGGAGGACGAGCGCATAGGCGCTCTTCCCATGGCGGCAAGGAAGTCACGCTCGAAGAAGGGAGAGGGGCATGTTGCGTCAAAGCCCACGACCGTCTACCAGTTAGACCGTCTTGAAGTCGAGAAGCATCAATACACGTCTTTGGAGGATTATATGAGCTGGGCTTCTTATGGAGACACGCTGAACACGCCTGTGAAGGGGTTCTTTGCAGGAGGTGTGAACATATCTAACGTAAACCGCATAGGAAAAATCACGTCCGGGGTCGTGTCCTACGACCTCAAGTCAGCCTACCCTGCAATCATGTTGTCGTACCGCATCCCCACTATGCCGATAAAGTCGCCGGTCAGCATGTTGCGCGAATACTCTGACAGGCTGCTTACCCGAACGCCATGCGACCTCATGGACGTGATTGCATGCAGGAAGCAGTTCTGGTTCGGGACGGTGCGTTTCAAGAACCTGCGGATAGACCATTACTGGGAGTCGCATGTGGGAGACGTCACCGTCACTCAGACTATGGTTTTGCAATACAGGAAGAACATGGACACAGCGGACATGAGCTACGGGTACCTGAGGGGCGGGGAGGACATAACGCTGAGGCTCTGCTCGTCTGAGTTTGCCGAGATGCAGCTCCAATACACCTGGGAAGACGCGAGGTTCGAAGACCTGACGGTTTACATGTCCTCTGAGAGGCCCACGTACTACACAGTCCTGCGTACCATCTTCCACTACCAGGAGAAGTGCGTGGCCAAGCAGGTTTCCAAGGCTTTCAAGGCTGGCAAGCCCGTTCCGGTCGCGATGCTTGACTCGTGGCTGGGGAACGGTTACATAACCTTCGACGAGCACGAGGCGATAGCGAACTGGGACATAGACGGGGATTGGGTGGAGTCTTTCGTGCTGGCACACAAGGGAAACCTTAACTCGCTTTACGGAATCAACGTCACGTCGCCGTTGAAGGACGAGTACACACTTGACGAGGACGGCTTTCTTACGGCCTCCAGCGAGGACGCCTTCGAGAGGTACCTGTCATCGTCTCGCAACTCGCTGATGTGGCGCGAGGCGGGAGTCTGCATCGCCGTGTTCAACAGGTACAAAATCGCGTACATGGTACGTCAGGCGATAGAGGCTGGGGCATACGTGATGTACGTGGACACAGACTCGATAAAGTCGACAGGCCTGAGCAAGGAGGCCCTCGACAAGGTGTACAGCGACATACACTCGCGCATCGAGTATGAGACCACGGAGCAGGTGACAGACGTCGTGGGCGCTGTCAACCGCAGAATCAGGAAGTACAACTTCGACACTGGGATGCACGTGGCAGAGGTCGAGGTTCCCGGCGACCAGTCTTTCAGAGACCTGGGCAAGCTGGACTACGAGGGAACTTACGACAGGTTCGTGACGATGGGGCACAAGAAGTACGCCGTCCTGGAAAACGGCAGGTGGGAGTTCAAGTGCAGCGGCTACAACCTGGGCGTGCTGAACTCGTTCGGTCGGCAGCTGGCTGAGAGCGGTATAGGAGACCTGGTCCCTCTTGTCGTTCTTGGGTTCGACAACCGCTACGACAGCTCCACGGAGATAGCAACAGTCCAGTCGACCGTGAAGGACACTTGGGTGCAGTGCGAGTTCGATTCAGTGGACGGGCACTACGCCGGGAACACATGCCCAGGGTACGCAATCCTGCCTGCTGGCAAGGTGATGAACAACACGGAGCACTCCGAGATGAACCGAAGGCGCATGGAGAAGGCGGTGTCCAACAACCCAGACCTCAAGGAGTGCTGCTGCCTGGACGTCAGGAAGGACGGGGACAGGTTCACGGTAGGAAGGCGCGGCAACGTCGGCATGGACTGGGACGCATGGGACACCGATTGGAACGAGGGGACGTACACGGCATGAGATACTACTCTTTGGACAGGATTCTGGAACTGGACTGCGACTACAACTTCATAGTCTCGGGACGAGGCCCCGGAAAGTCCACGGCCATGTGCAACAGGCTGATAGACTGCAAGAGGAACGGGGAGGAGTTCGTGAGGATAGCGAGGTACGACTGGGAGTGCTCAAGGGTGCTGATGGGCAGCTGGTTCAACGAAGTGAACGTCGAGCACATGCACGAGGCCATTGGGTGCCACCCGACTTACAACGCGGGCCTGTGGTATGCGGAGCAGGACGAGGACGATTCCATGTCGACCGTGTTCGGGCACCTCGTCACGCTGAACAACCAGGACACGTTCAAAAGCGCCTCGTTCGACCGGGTGACAAACGTGGTGTATGAGGAGTTCGCCATGCTGAACGAGCGCGACTACATGGTGGGGGAGGTGGACGCCTTCCTGTCCGCACTGTCCACGATTGTGAGAAGGCGTCAGAACGTGAAGGTGTGGTTCATAGGCAACACGCTGAGCAAGCACAACCCGTTTTACGATTATTTCGGCATCGATATCGACCGAATGGGCATAAGGCCCGGTGACTGCAGGAAGTTCAGGTGCGCGGGGTTCAACGGGCACGGCGCGACGGTGGGTTTCGAGTTCGCCGACATGGCAGAGTCTGACTACATGGAGTTGTCGCCCCTCATGCGCGTCGGCGGCAACGTCACGGCAACCACGGGCGTCTACGACATACCGGAGTCGGTGCGGCTGTTCAATGAGCGCGTGCAGGGTATGCCCGACTCAGATTTCAGGAAGGTCTTCCCAGGTGTCGACGGCGTTTACATGGGGCATGGCGAGTTTGCGGACGCCCTAGTGTCAAAGCAACATAAGTTCGACGACATGCCGCTCGTCGTTCTGAGGAGGAAGGAGGCGGGATACGAGTCGGTGTTGCACGGCAGGTGGCTCAACCTTTCAGGTGCGTACAACCCGGACTACACGCTGGGAGGTATAGATGAGCTTACCAGGCACATATCCTGCGTCAACCCGTACAGCCTCTACGCCAACACTGCGGACTTCCACAGGTTCCAAATACAAGACTGGAGCAGCGTGCATGCGTTTGAGACGGACGAGTATGAGTACAAATGGCGCAATTTCGTCGACCAATGGGGATACGAGAAGGGGCGTGTGTAGCATGTGGATCAAGGTCACTGACTACGGAAAGGTCCTAGGGGCTCTCGTGCAGGACGCTGACACCAAAGAATGGCTCTTCATAGCCGTGGACGAGGACAGCGACGTGTACGGAAAGGAGTTCGACGTCTGCGGGGAGTTCGGCCAGACGGTCACGGTCACGGTTATGCCAGAGGCAAGCCGAGGTCTTGGGTTCGAGGTGATGGACGGTAAAATCAAATTCTCAGATGAATTGATTGTGAAGCTGCGGGAGCTGTGATATACTAGCTTCGCGTTAAAACAATAACGCGTTTTGTAAAGGAGGTGAGTACAATGGCTACAATAAGCGTGTTGTTGGGATTGGCTTCAATCTTCTTCTGGCTCTTGTCGTTTATGTTCATCTTCATGTACGACGATTGCCCCAGGGAGGGTTATTCCACAATCTCGATTCTCGCTGGCTTGAACGCGCTGGGTTTCACTATCTTCTTCATCGGTTACACGTTTTAGTCGTTTCGTCTTTTAGGAAAGGTTTTCAACATGTCTAAGTTCACTCGCTTCAACGCCGGCAAGGGCATCACCTTCATGGACACCTGCGAGAAGGCCCAAATCACGGAACTGTTCGACAAGGTCGTCCATATCACCGATTACGGCTACATCAAGGGCGACACGGGAGAGTACGCCGTGCTCACCGTGGAAGAGACTCCCGGCAAGTTCTATTTCGCCAACTCCATCGTGACCGACATGCTCCACGAGGTCGACGAGCAGGGTCTCAAGGGTGAAATCAAGGATGCGCCTATCAAGTTCGTCCAGCGAGTCTCCAAGAGGGGCCGCAACTACGTCGGCTACGAGTTCCTGGAGGGTTAATATGGCGACACGTGAGGATGTTCTTCGAATCGCCGCAGGCGAGGTAGGCTATTACGCACCGGATGACCCTGAGCCTGGCTCAAAGTACGGCCGTTGGCTGGCCGAAGAATGGAACGAGGACTGGTTGGCCGGTCCGTCGTGGGAAATCGCATGGTGCTGCATGTTCGTCTCGTGGTGCTTGAACCAAGCTGGGCAGGAATGCACAGGTTTCCCGAGCTACAACACAGATTTGGTGCTCGGGAAGGGCCCGACGCTGGTCGACGCACGAGACTGCCAGCCAGGCGATATCATGATTTGGGACTGGAACCTCGACGGTGCAACCGACCACATAGGCTTCATCAACTACGTCAACCACGACGGCACGCAGCCTGGGTACGTCCAGACCGTCGAGGGCAACCATCACAACATGGTGGACGTGGTCGACCGTTCGGGCTGCTGGGGAATGTTGGCTGCAATCATCAGACCGCCTTACAATGCAGGGCTTCCTACCGATACGACGGACTCTGTGGAGGAAACGGTGAAAGAAGGGTACATGGACTACCTGCAAGAGGTCGCAAGCATGGTCATCGACGGCGAGTTCGGGAACGGCGTTGATAGAGTGCAGCGCATCTACGACGCGGTTCAGGGCACTGTGAACCAGCTTATGTCTGGAGAGCCTGTGCATACGAACACGGTATGGGCCGCATTCGCCAACGACGTGATTCGCGGTGTCTACGGCAACGGCGAGGACAGGAAAGCCAACATCTACGCCGCCGTCCAGAACCGAGTGAACAAGATTCTACAGTAGCGGCACGATGCCTGCACGCCGCATAAGCGTGCAGGCCTTTTTCGATTGGACACGGATATGGACATGACGGGTTTTCTTATCTGGATGGGAATCTTGGCGTCTGGTTTGGTGGCGCTTTTCGGTTGCAGCCCTCTAGACTTATGCGGAACGATTGTCTGCAGCACGTTGTTCGTGGCGTTCATCTTGTATTGCAGCTTCTTCATTTAAGGAGGTCGTTTAGATGGAATTAGAATACCTGTCAATGTTTCTGATTTTGGATTTTCTTCTGCGTCTTCGACGGGAGGTTGGACTATGTCGTTCTACGACGGCCTGAGTGAGGCTCAAAGGCTGTATGGCATGTACTTCATCGCCAAATACGAGTCATCATGGAGCTGGGACGGCAACAATTACTTTGCCAACGTCAACTACGGAGACCCGTTCACCGTAGGAATCATGCAGCAGGCAGGCGAACTTGCATACCACTTTCTGAACAGGATGCAGGCGGGAAACCCGAATGCGGTGAACGTGTACAATGCCTTGCCGCAGTCTTGGAAAGACGCCGTCTCAGAAGGCGATGGTTCTGCAAAGTGGGGCGGCTACAGCATGACCCAGGCAGAGGTAGACCAATGGGGCAAGGCTGTGTCCGACAACATCGACGAGATGAAGGTGTACTCGGAATGGCATTGGTGCGAGAGCAATGAACCGGGTTCAATGCAGGCCATATTGAACCTGATGCAATCCCAGTTCGGCACGACGTTTCCTGACAACCCCACTTTGGACGAGTTGAAGAAGATTTACTTCTACCTCGCCCGCTACAACAACTGCGGCAGCAACATGAAGAGGGTCTACAGCGTCCACGGCGTGTCGAGCGACCTGGCGACCATACGCGACGCGACCTTGGCGATGTACAGCACGTTCACCAACTGGGGAATCTACGGTGCGGGCTGGACGAACGCCATCAACGACAACTACGAGCTTCTGTCGGCTTGGGACGGGTCGACCGTGCCGGACTTCGGACAGGTGGCCGGTTACGGCAAGAACACAGGCGTCGGCTCTGGAACAGGTGAGACGCCTGGAGGCGTGGAGGGGGTGACAACTTGGGACACGTCGTTGCAGTACGTCGACGTGTACGGGGAGCAGCTGATACTCCACTTGGCAGGAGGCAAGAAGATCACCTGCACACGTTCCCTCGGCAACACATACATACCTTATGTCGGCACCCTTGACAAGGGCAGCACGTCGCCTTCCGACAAGTCCGGCACCTCTACGCCGAGCGACGTCATGGGCGAGGTCATGAGGTATTACATGGCGCACGAGAACATGTACGACTACTCAATCGACAAAGAAGGAGTCGGCGACTACGACGAGCCTGAGAGTTCAGGCGTCTCCAACTGCTCGGCATACATACGTTACGTGGCGAGGAAGCTTTCACCGAACTCTGAGATGGCTAACATGCCTTACTCATACACAGGTGTCATGGCCGAGACCGGTTACAGCGTGGCAGACGGGACTAAGAACACGCCTTTCCCTTACGACAAGGCCAAGCCCGGCGACGTGCTTCTGGTCAACTGGTCTTGGGACAACCCCGACTACGACCATGTGGAGCTTTATCTCGGTACCGAGGCACAGGGGAACGTGACAGGCTCGGAACTATGGGGAGCAGGGTCGCCGCCCCTCCCGCACAAGAACGGCAGCGCCTCGGAATATGTGAAAGTGACGTACAACTGGCAGCTGAGGAGAATTTCATGGGAGTGAGGTACTTCGAGAGGCGTCTGAAAGGAGAACCTATGATTAAGACAGTGGTGCACCCCGGCTCTGAAACAATAGGGCTGGAGATTCACGTGAGCCTGAACGACTACCAGCACAACAGGCACGAGGAGCACGTCTTCTACTCTCAGAAAGACTACCGAATGTTTGTGAGGGGCACTGTCACAATCGGCACATGCACAGGGAGAGAGTGGTTCATAACGTCCACGACGGTTGTGCTGAAAGAGAGCCACGACTGCGTGTTTGAAAGCGATGAGACCGTCGGTTAAACGCAAAAAGCCCCACCGGGAGAACTCCCGATGGGGCTTTTTGTTTAGGTGAACTTTGGTGCTTTAACCCATTTCCCTCCTTGCCTCACATACCCCTGCACTTTGGTGCCTGAGTCGTTGTTCTTCACGGCTCGCCACACCCCGTTCTTGCGGATTCCGGTGTAGCCGCCTGTTCTGTCGGCGCTGGCGAACGCACCTGACTTACGTATGGCAAACGGGTAGTAGTCTACAGAGACGGCGGGTGTCACGAACCCGGGAACGCGCACCTGGACAGGAGTGGGGTACACAGGGTTGGTCACAGCGTAGGTGCCTGTGCCTCCGACGTAAACGACGCCGTCTTTGCCGTCGGAGCTGGCACCGAACTCAGAGAGCTTCCCGACGTAGATGTAACCTTCCGTCGGCTTCACGTCAGTGGCGTCGGGGCACCCCATGTCCCAGATGAACCACCCGTAGTTCAAGTCTGGGTTTGGGTTGAAGCTCGCCTGATACGCGGTTTTCCCGCTGGCCCACGTGGGCGCGCGAGATGCCGAGCCGTCTGATGCGTCTATGGTGGCGTTCTTGTAGGTCTTGCCGGAACTCTGAGCACCGTTCACCCACGTGAACGCTTTAGGGGAGATGACCATTCGGCTGGCATAGTCAGAAGCCGCAACTGGGTCTGAGATTCTCCCGTTTATACCGACATACACAGACTCATCGTCGTATACGGCGACTTTGACCTCGAAGTGGCACGATGACATGGACGGGTTCAGCCCACCGTAACCGGGAAGGCCGAAGCATGTGACTACGGAGGCGTCTTTGGACTCGTCGTAACCTGGTTGGTCCACAGTGGTCTTCACGAACTGCTTCAACGCCATTGGCTACACCACCCTCACGTCGTTGTCGCTACCGCTGGAGACGGTGCCGTCCCTCGTCATGATGTAGCTGGAGTTGCCGCCGTAGACGTTCATGTTTCCTACGGCGGCCTTGCCGGGAAATCCCCACGTGATGGTGCCGTTGTCACCTACGGTGCCGTTTCCGTAGAACTTGTAGATGATGGAGTTAATAGTGTTTACCGTCTTCTCCTTGTATTTGTTGAAATCATCCACGGTGACTCGGTTGCCAACATCGGTCTCAAGCTTGGCAACACGTTCAGTCAATGAAGTGACTTTGTCTTTCAGCTCTGCCACGTCGGTCTTGAGCTTTGAAACGTCTTTCGTAATTGCAGTCACAAGGGTGTCAAGGCTGTTCACCTTGGTCTCTACAGTCTTGATTCGCGTGTCGAAACCGCCGACCTTTGTCTCAAGTCTGTTAACCTCGGCAGACAGCTCGTCGACCTTTGTCTCAAGCAGGTCAACCTTGGCAGACAGCCCGTCGAACTTGGCTGTAATGTCGTGCACTACCATTCTCACGACGACGTTCCACCGTTCAGGCGTGACGCACCTGCATGCATCCACGACGTTTCCCATGAGGAAGCACATGCCGCCATCAGTCGTGTCGGTGAATCGGACTGCAACTACGTCTCCTGTTGCGACGGTTACACCAGTTCCGCTTACGGGGCCGTCTGCAGGCCATGTAACGTCGAACGCATGCTCCTTGTTCAGGAACCCGTCTGCGGTCTCGCGGTCGAAGCTATCGGTTGAGTCGACAACCCAGAAGTTCACGTTGCTTTCGACCATAGACTCGAACCGGTCGTAAAGACCCGCCAACCAGTGAACCTGTCCCTCGTAGGAAAGCGCCCGTCTGAATGACTCGGGGACCGAGTAGCGCGGTGTAAAGGGAGGGTCGTACCCGGCTGGGTTGTAATCGGGGCATGGTGGATAGAACATGTCATCCTCCTTTAGATGTAGTTCATCAGCACGACGAGGTTGGTTTTTGCGGGTATGGTCTCAGTGACGGGAACAGTCAAGGTGTATTTGGCGTTGGTGCCCGTCGTGTACTTCGTGACGTAGTTGCCGACCACGGCTCCAGTGTCCTTGTTTATCACAGTGGCCATCGTCTGCCTCGTCGCTGTGACGTTCGACCCGTTGTAACTGAACTTGAATGAGAGCTCAAGCGAGGTTCCCGCCGTGTAGGCCTGCGGAACATTAAACGTGAAGTTCGCCTTGTAGACCTCGTATTTCTCTTTGCCTGCCACGTAACGGTGCGCAATGTCGTCATACGCGATGACGGTAGAGGTCACGCCTCCAGTGAGGTTCACGATGAACGTGTCGGTGAAGGTGTAGTTTTTTTCATCTATATACTCTCTTAGTTGCTCGTATGCCGTCTCCATCTTACGTAACGCATTCTTGACGTCGTAGAGGTGTGCGTAGGCTTCTAGAGTGCCCGTGTCTTGGGCTTCCTCGCGTGTAGGTTGAATCGCCATGAAATCATCTCCTAGAAAGTGTTTACGTGGTCTGCCCATATGTGCGAGAAGCATGGTTCCAACAGGTCGAACACAAGCTCGATTGCGTTGTTCACGCCTGTGACCCATTTTGTCATCGCGTCACCTGGCAGGGTGGAGTAACTGGCACCCTCGTTGTGGCCCGTGCTTCCGTTCTCACCTGTCGAGGTGGAGTCTGAGAAGGTGCCCGAGTCGTAATAGTTGGTAGGGTCTTTGCCGACCATCGTCTGCCTGGGGTTCGTGCTCGCATAGCTGTGACCGCTGCCGTCAGACTTGCTTGTCGACTCTCCCGAGCTTTCGGCTGTGTAGCGGTTGGTGCGGGACAGTGCGTCTGCGTCTACGTTGTCGAGGAACTCGAACACCAGGTTGATGGGAGGCATGCCCTCTCGCATCGTCCTGTTCAGGTAGTATATGAACATGGCAGGGGTCTCAGCGCCTATCTCACGGAACATGAAGTGGTCGATGACCATGTCGTTCAGCCACTTGCGCTTGCTCTCGTCGTAGATTGGGTAGTCTGAGAGACCTAGGTCGTACCCGCAGTCGAGCACGTCGTAGAGGGTCATGTTGCCTGACTGACCCGCAACGCGGCCAGGTGCCGCATGGTGGTATCCGTACCCGTAAGGAGTGTCGAAATAGGCCATGACTACACCACCTCGTCGCTGAAGTCGACGCCGCCCTCGTTGAGGCGGGTTGCGAAGCGCACCTGCATGTCGGTTCCGAACAGGTCGTTGCAACGCTTGCAAGCCTTCTGCCTGCATCGCAGCATCGCCTCTCGTGCGACGTAAATCTGCTCGTTGTTGGCGTTCATCTCGCCTGCGACCTCGCGCTCCTTCTTCTGTGAGAAGGCGTTGTCGATTCCAAGCTCGGTCATCATTCGGTTGACTCGGCGGTCTGACAGGTTCATCAAATCGTCTGCGACGAACGGTGCTGTTGTAGGTAGCACGGATGCGGTGACGTTGTTGGCGAACGACTCGTCGGTGAGAACCACAGACTCCATTCCAAGCACCTGGTTCATGTACCGCTCCAGGTCGAGTCTTGCCGTCTCCTTGGCAACACCGACCCAGGGGGTCAGCTGGGCGTTCACGTTGACGTCGATTGCGCGCTCGATGCGTGCGAGCCTCTTGGCGGCAAGCTCGATTTTGTACGTCATGGGTTCTCGCATGAGGTTGTCGAAGCACTCCACGGCGTCAGGCTCTATGACGGTGAGCGAGCCGTCTGCGTCAGGTTCCACGGAGCGCCTGCAATAGCGAACCCAGCTCGTCTCGTTGCCGAACCCCTCCCCGTTCTGCGGGACGAGGCGCACTTTTCTTGGGTTGAAGTACATGTCAAGGTTGTTGTCCTGGGTTGCCGGGCAGAACGCAAGGTATCCGGGCATAGGCTCGAAGAAGCAACCCCAGCCGTATGTCAGCAGCGTCAACTCGATGAACCTTGAGTCAAGCTCCTCAGGGCAGTTCACCCACTCGAACCGGGTGACGGCGATGTTCATGAGGTAGCTTCTCCAGTCCTGCTCGGTCAGCGAGTTCATCCAGTCGGCGTCCCACACCCTCTCGCCTGTGCCTGGTCTGTACCCTGCCAGCGAAGGGCGGTCTGGCAACGATTGCAGGTTTGAAGGGCACTGCATTCGATGTAACCTCCTTTAGTAATAGTCTGCCTTCTTGGTCATGTCGGGCTGGTTGCCTTTTGGCAACGTAACGCCGACGGCTTTCGGGTCACCCCACACGGTGACTCCCTTTGAGAAAATTCCCTTGATGACGTTGCGCTCCATGTCGTTCGAGCTAGACCTCGTGAACACGAGCTGATGCACCTTCCAGTAGCTGTATTTCGAGTTGTAGACGAGGTTCCTGGGTATGTCCATGAAGCGGTTTATAGCGTATCCGAAGCGGAGGAAATAGTCGCCGTTTCGGATGAGCGCGTCATCGGAGACGGTCTTGTAACGAACCTCCACGGTGTAGTAGACGTTGTTGGAGTACAGAAGGCCCGCGCCCCCGGCGTTTCCGGACTGCGAAGGCTGCGTGAGGGCCGCGTCTGCATACGAGGCGTCGATTCCAGCGACCTGGTTGTCGTAGTCTCCTGACAACACGCGGTTTGCCGTTGACAGGTTGTTTGACGCGACGCCCGTCGACGTGGAGTAGTTGCGGCTGGCTATCCCCTGGTTCGTGTTGATGCTTGCCTGGTTCATGAGGGCGTTCGTCATGAACTGGGCTGCGTCTCCCATGGAGCCGACACCTGCTCCGACGAGCGCTGCACCCCTGTTAGCAGACATGCCGACTCCAACTGCACCAGTCGCTATGCCTGTCGCAATGTTGGCGGCGTCGTTGATGAACTGCAACTTCGCATTGAACCGCTGCAGGTTGATTTGGTCGTTCGCACTGGCGTAGGCGGCGTTTGCCTCGCTTACGCTGTTGGCGTATACGTTAGCTGCCGCAAGGCTGCTTCTCGACATAGACCATGCAGCGTCGCTGTACTGATACTGCCTAGTATGCGCGGTTGAGGCCATGTAGGCTATGTAGGAGTTGTTGACGATTGAGAACGTCGGCATGTCGTCGAACCACACGGCGCAGTTGGTGAGTTCGCCGTATGGTACGCGCCTCGTCACGCCCCTGTCGGTGACCGTGTAGTACCCGTCCTTGAACGAGCCGTACCGCTCGGGGAACACGGCACAGGAGAGGAAAGGCTGCACGGCGCACGCAATGTATCTGAGGGCCGATACGTTGGAGCCTAGGCACTCGGGCTTCAAGAACACGGACTGTCCTGAGAAAGAAGACGTAAGCTCTATGACGGCATAAGGGTAGGCGTTGAGCTTGTCTATGCCTCGGTAAGGCTCGGTTGACGCGTCGAACCTATCGTCGGACTTGAACTTCGAGACGTCGATGGTGCCGAGTTGCGGCGGCAGAGAGTCGTTGTCCCACGTGTTGTTGCTAGCGTCGGTGAGCCTGTACCCGTTGAACTTCCCGTTGAAGAGAGACGCAAGCTCGACGTTGTCGGCGTGCATGAGCAGGTTAGGGACAGACGATATCGAGATGATGCACTGCGACACCCATGGGTAATCCGCTATCACCTGCATGAACTGTGTGAACTGGCTGGACTTGATGAAGTACACCTCGCAACCGCTGAACACGCCGTCGACCTTTCCTCCCTTGGCGGTCTTCAAAGTCGGGTTGTCCACGGTGCCTGGGTCGTCAACCAAGGATGCAGTGGACACGACGGACACCCATGTGTCGTTGTCCTCTGCTGATGTAGGCCTGTCTATACTGAACGTGTCCACGGCGAACGTGTAGTACATGTCACCTGTGGAGACGCCGTCTGGCTGCGTGCAGTACAGGTTCAGCGCCTTCGGGTAGTTGTCGGCGTCAACCAACGGCCTGTTGACGAGACCGATGGACGAGCGCTCCACATAGCCGTTCACCCATTCGAACTCGTCGAACCTTGTAGTCCACACGTCAAGGTCGCATGTGAGCACCGTAGTCGATGGGTTGGCATAGTCGGTATTGGTGATGAAGTAGTACAGGGTGTAAGGCTCGTCGTTCTCGTCTAGCTGCTTGTTGTTCGTGACGATGCAGTAGTTGTACTTCCTTGCCTCGGAATACGGGAGGTCGACGTTTACAGCCATACCCAACGGCATGTATGAGGAGGAGCCGAGGACATGGGCGTCCTCCTTTATCAAAGACGCAAAGTACTCCGACCTGCTGGCAGCCGTCCAGTCGACCACATCGTCATACCCTGTGTCCCATGGGACGTTGCACAGAACGACCGTAGAAGAAGGGTTCCAGAATGCCATCGAACAGCCTCCTTGCGGTAGGGGAGGGGAGGGAGGTTCCCTCCCCTCCAGTGAACGTTCGTTTTACTTCACGGTAACCACACACTGCGCCGTGTAAGGCGTGGTATCGCCGGACGGGTTGATATAGGAGCTGGTCAGCTTGACGGTCAGCTTGGAGCCGGAGGCGACGGTCTTGCCGACGTGGAGAATGTCGTAACGGTCGACGTAGGTATCCTCGGGGTATACGCCCTTGTCGTTGACAATCTCGTAGCTGGTGGAGTCGGGGAGAACCTTGAAGTCCTCGGAACCGGTGCCGGAGACGGTGCCTTCGAGCTTGGCGACAAGCTGGAGGGTTCCACCCTTCTCTACGGTTGCCGTTGCAGGAGTGAGGGTGAGGCCCGTCACTTTCTCAGTGACGATGTTCACAGTGGTGGACTCCCCGCCGTAGGTGAACATGATTGCGGGCACGAACGGGGACATGGAGTAGATGCCCTGGCGGTGGTAGTAATAGTTCGTGCAGAGGTTGGACGGGTCGTAGAAGCTTGTCATCTGCTTCACGGTGTCATGGCAGACGAACCAGTCCTTAGTGGTGAGAAGCGCCTTGCAGGTGGGGACGGGGAACTCGTCAACCACGATGCGACGGACGTCAATGTCTGCAAGTTCGACGTGGAAGAGGGAGGACAGGACGTTGACGTCCATGTATGCCTCGACGTCGGGGGTGACGAGAAGCATGAGTTCCTCGGGTTTTGCGAAGACGGGGACTTCGATTACACCTGCGTTGTAAAGCATGGAGGGATAGCGGAGCTTTCCGGTCATCGTGCGAACCTGCGTCATGAGGTCTTTCGCGCCTTCGACGGTGGTGGGGGAGTCTGCAAGCTCAATCTTGTAGAAGCCCCATTTCTGCTCGTAGATGGCGATGAGCTGCATCATGATGCGGTACTCGTCGTACTCGTCGGCGTTGATAGGCTGCTGGAGGAAGCCGGAGACAAGGTTGTTGAGGCCGAACTCGTCGGTGAACGACTTTCGAATCTCAATGTCGTTGATGCTGATGGGGTACTTGTCAAAACGGTTGATGGAATGGAACCACTCAGCTGCCTTTGGAGTGGTCACGTCCAAAAGGGTGGAGTCGAACGAATAGGCATGTGCCTGAATCCACTTAGGCGCGATTTCCTGGATGGAAGTGCCGTAGACGAGCGATGCCCCCTTGAACTCTCGCAGGGGGTTCTTCCACTCGTCGCTGTGAACCTTGACCATGCCGATACGCTTGATAAGCGTGTCCACGAACTGGTTGTAAAGGTCGGAGTTCAGAGGGTCAAGCAGGGCACTAACGGTACGGTCGATGCTGGACTGCGTAGGCTGTGGCACTCGCTGCTGAAAGTCGTTTGTGCCGTTAAGCCAAACGGCGTTGAGGATAGTAGAGTTGTTTTCTGCCATGAGAAGCCTTCTTTCAATAGGGTATTGAGGAGGTTGGATTAGAGGTTGAGCTGGTCGATGGTCTTGATGGCGTTATTGGAGGAAGTGTCGTTTGGTCGTGTAGACGTAGTAGGCTCAGAAGCAGACGGAGATTTAATACCTCCCTGCATAAGCTGAGAAATAGCCTTAGTAAGAATGGACTGAGTCTCGATAATACCGTCTAGTTTGCGAGTAATTTCTGAAGCATCAAAATCAGGAGTAGAAAGCGCGTTTGCAGGAGCCTGCTGTGCAGCTTGCTCAGTCTCAGTGTTAGAACCAGACTCTTCAGAGTTATTAACGGAAGGGTTAGGGTTTGATGGGTCAGCTTTGTTGTTGGAGTTGGCGTTATCATCTGTGATATTAGACATTGTTATGCCCCTCCTTCTCGTGCTCAATAAGCAGGTCGATAGAGCGAGTCAAATTGTCTATGCCTGTCTTAACATCCTTAATGGTGGTATTGCACATGTAATACATGGCAGCAAATGCAGCAATTGGAAAACCTACATTGCTTACAAGCTGGATTAGAACGTCAGTTTCCATAGTATCCTCCTTTAGTGAATTCAATAGAGTATTAAGATGGTTACTGATTGCCCGGGTATAATGTGATTACCACCGGAATTATGGTAAGTGTGACGTACCGAATAGGCCTATAGTCACGTTCCTATCTTTGGATTTATCGTATCATACTGAGAAGCTACATTAATGGATGAAGTACAGTCTACACATTAACTACATATCTCCAATGGGTATGTTAAAGTAGATGTGGAGAAAATTTGGGGGGCTTATTT